CCTCCTGAATCATCCGTGGGGGCCGGGGTTTCACCTTGTGGGTAGCCCCGACCCCCCCGGGTCTTAGACGGTCGTCGCGTAGACGATGCCGTGCGAGCGGCGGGAGTCCGTGATGAGGTTACCCATCGACAGAATCAACGCCGTCTTGGCGTCCTGGTTGTACGGGCGGACGAAGTCCGTGGGCGTCAACCAAGCGTCGGAGTGCTGCACGAACTCCAGGCGGTCGGAGTTGAGCATGAACCAGGCGCCACCACCGGAGATGGTGTGGGCACCGTCGTTCCACGCACCCGACGAGGGAACGTCCGGCTCGAAGATGACCTCAGCCGACTTGTGGCTGACGGTCTCGAAGCCGAGGTCCGCAGCGCGGCCCTCGAAGCGGAGGTTCGGCAGAGCCAGAGCCTCGTAAGCCTCGAAGTTCGCCTGCGTGGTGAACTCGACGTCGACCTTCGACCGGTTGATGCGGATGCTGTTGAACATGTGGTTCAGGTCCTGCACGCCGACGAAGTCGGTCAGGTCGACGGACGAGTCCGTCACCGACTTCCACCAGGTGTAGGTCGTCGCGGAGATGCCACCCAGGTGCGTGTCCGTGGTGGACGCGCCCGTGCTGGTGCCAGCGCCGGAGTCGCTCGAACCGAACTGCTTGTCATCGGACACGATGCCCATCAGGCCAATCATGTCCTTCGCCCCGTTGCCGTTGCCCGAACCCCACAGCATGGCGTTCAGGTCGTCGGCGATGGAGAGCTTCAACTGGTCCATCTTGGCACCCAGCAGGTTGACGATGGCAGCCGAACCGGCGTTCTTGCGAACTTCCTCACCAGAGATGGTGACGGAACCGGCGTGCTGCGCCCACGGGTACTCGACCCAGCCGAACCCTTCCTGCGGGGTCACGTCGATGAGGTCGTACCCGGAGTACGAACCCACTGTGTCGTTGAACGCGAACAGCAGCGGGCGCCGGATGACGGTGCCACCGTCCATGGTCACGCGGGCCTTCATGTTCAGCCACGCGAGTAGTGCGTTCTCGTTCGAAATCTCGTCAGTCAGCGACTTCCGGACCTTGTCCAGAGTCGTGGTGACCAAGACGTCAAACTGGTCGCTGTAAATGCTCATCTGCGGTGTCTCCTGCCCGTCAGGGCTTGGGACTAACGCCCAAGAGCACGCTTCCAGGAGAACTTGGTCTCCTGTTCTGCCTCAGCCATTGCCACTGCGGTTGCTTCGCGGAGGGTCATGCCCTTCGTGATACCTGGGGTCTTCGCGCCGCTTGTGCTGGGTCGAAGATTCCCACCGGCGTCCTGCTGAGCAGCTGCCCTGCGAGCGGCCGAGGCCGCGGTGCTGGCTTCCTGCTTGATTGGCGCCGTCAGCTTGAAGTAGAGCTCGTACGGGCTGGCGATGTTCTCGCTCATGGCCAGCCGAAGCTGGGCCGCGCGGCTCTCCGACGCCGTAGCGTCCTTGAGACCGGGCATCTTGCCGTACGTCGCCTCGAGGTTGTCGAGCTCGCGGTTCCAGGCAGTCTCGGCCTCGCGGCCGTCCTGCACTGTCTTCACGGACTCAAGCTGGCCTTCGAGCTCAAGCTGGGTACGTCCGAGGGTGAGGAGCGTCTTGACCACAGCGGGGTCGGTCGTCTCCGGGTCGATGCCCAGAGCATCCAACAGCGCCTCGTCCGAGACTTCCTCGTTCTCCACAACCGGAGCGGCGGCAGCCGGGACGGCAGCCAATCGCTCTTGAAGCTTGTGGACGTAACCTTCTTGGCCTTCGATGTGCGCGATGATTTCCGCGCGCTTCTCGGCCGGGATGCCGGTCAGGTCCAGTCCCCAGGCCTCCAGCGGTACGTCGGTCTCTGTAAGCGTCGAGAGCTCCTCGGAGACGACGGGCGCTGCGGCTGGTTCGACCTTACTAGGGGTCTCCCCTTCTGGTGCAGAAGACTTCACCGTGCTGGCGACGTACGCGGAGACGCCATCGGCCTCTCCCTCGAGCGCCACGGGCTCGGATGAAATCTTGTCGGTACCTACTTCTGCCACCGCCTCAGCGATGGCTGCCTGCAGGGCGTCTTCGCCCATTTGATGCCTCCCTTGCTGGCTGTGCCCTTAGGTCTCGGCTCTCGCTGTGCCTTGGGGTCTCGGCCGCTATGGCTCGTAACTGCTCTCTTATGGGCAGTAAACGGGCCTAACCGCTCAGATGTGAGCGATTATCTCCCTTCCCTACTGGCTGATTGCCAGCCCGGGGGGTGCATTCCCGCGCTGTTGCGGGGTGATAGACAGGGCAGCCTGCTGCTCCTGCTGCGCCTGCTGTTCCTTCTGAACCTCCTCCGGACTCCGAACCATCTTGCGGATTTCGTCGTCGCGGAAGCCCATCTCCCGGAAGAGCATCTGCGCCAGGCTGTACTGGTCCGCAAAGGGCAGTGGCGCCGCCACGTTGAAGGCCTGCATGGCGCGCTGTACGCGCTCGGAGCGGGTCAGCTGCTCCTTGGGGGTGATGACGATTTCGATGTCGGCGTCGATGGCGATGTCTTCGCTGTTCCACTCCCAGGTGAACTCCTGCCCCAGGTCGTCGGTGTAGCGAAGCATGCGGTTGGCGTCGTAGAACTGCTGCATCAGCTGCAGCGCGGTCTTGGCGATACCCACCAGCCAGTCGGTGTAGGCGCTGGCGCGCTCTGCCTGCCGCCGCTGTCCGCTGTTCGTAACAAGCTGGGTCTCAGTGGCGGTGGTCCGCTTGTCTGGGAAGATGCCCTGCAGGACCTCGTTCGCCCCGACCCCGCGCTCAATCTCGTCGTGGATGCGCTGGGGCATCTGGTACACTTCCTGCTCCAGCTTCGGCATGTCCGGCGAGCCGAACTCCTGCCAGCTGTGCTGCTGCCGCAGGGGCACGAAGGCCAGCCACTCGTTGCTCTCGACGGCTTCCTTACCCACATCGTCGAGGGCCTCGGCGGGCCCGAAAATCTTGGGCGTGGCCCGCTCGGTGTGCACCATGATGCGGTTGCGGTACCGCCGCTCCTCGTCCACCGAGGGCTTGATGAGCTTGAGGTCCGCGGTCCCCTCGAACGACTTGGAGTCCTTGCGGAGCACCAGGGGCTTGAAGGGGGAACGGTCCCGGTTGTCGAGGTTCATCATCAGCGGGTTCGTGCGCTGGTACAGCACGAGCTCGAGGTTGTCCTTCGGGCTGGTCGTGACCAGGCCCGTCTCGAAGTCCCACATCTCGACCACAGTCACGCGGTCGTCGTCGCCGTACTCGTCGGGCTGGTCCCCGATGTACTCGCTGGCGTCGTCGATGCCGCTGAAAATCTTGGAGTCCCCGGCCAGGTCACGGAGGAGCTCGTCAGCCTTCGCCTTGCCGTACCGCTTCTCCACGAAGGCCACCCACGTCGGGTTCTGCCGAACCTCCTCGACGGGGAGCGCGGTGTACTGCGCGACCCATCTCACGTCCTTCATCCTCTTGGCGGATGGGTCGTATCGGACCATGTCCCATGGAACGTAGTCGATGCAGATGCGGTCACGCAGTACGACCTCGACCTGCTCGACCATCTTGGCGGTCAGCAAGAAGTCGTCGGGCGTCAGGGCGCCGTTCGCGCCCTTCGCCTCCTGGTACTCGGCCTCGAGAGCGGCCTCGGGCTTGTCCCGGGTCTCCACGTCCTTGACGTAGTCGTAGTAGACCTTGACCCAGCCCATCGGCGCGATGTGCGCGTCCTTTACCGCGGCCTTGGTCTCCTCGGAGCCGCGGGAGTCCCGCCAGGCCTGGTTGAGGCCGCGCTCCGCGGCGAGGGCCTGCAATTCGGTCCCGTGTCCGATGATGCTGCAGATGAACTCGACGTCCACCGCGGTCATCGAGGAGAACATGGTGTCGACGATGCTCGTCGGGGTCATCACCTGGACGGTCTCGCCCGTGTCGGTGATGTCCAGGTCGTCAATCATGTCCCCCTGGTACATCCGGAAGAGCGTGTCGACCTGGGTCTTGAACTTCTTCTCGAACTTCTTGTCCGCCATCTTGAGGCGCCGCTGGTAGATTTTCAGCATGGCCTCTTCGTCGTCGTACACGCGAAAGACTGAGTTGCCTGCCATCTAGCTCTCCTTCGCGCGGGGCTGGAATGTGGCGTACCGCCGCTTCGACTTGGGTTTCAAGAGTTGGTTGAAGACGTACCCGTACGTGTCGGGTGCGAAGTCCTTGCGCTCAACCCCGGGCCCGTCGTACCGGGCGAAGTAGGAGAGCTCCTGCGTGGCGCCGTAGCGGAGGGCGTCCACGAAGTGCGACGACCAGTCGTGCACCGCGTTGGCCCCCTGCTTGACGCCGTTGGCGTCGACCTTCCAGTGGTGGTGGCTGATGGCCTCCCCCATCTTGGCGTTGCAGTCCGAGGAGACGAGGACCCGGCCGTCCGACATCATGTTGTTCAGGATGCGGATGGCGTAGTCCTGGGGTCGCTTGGCCGCGGGGGCCACCGGCACGCCCGCGTTGTTCAGGTCCGTGATGACGCTGGAGCCGGTAGACAAGTTGCGGGCCCGTCCTGCGGGGTCGCCGTAGTCACCAGCCGTCTTGACGCCGCCCTCGGAGCGGGTCTCGAGCCAGCCCAGGTAGGCCTCGCCCCAGTTCTTGGCCGTCCACTCCTTCGCGTCGAGCGCGTCCAGGATGTACAGCCACGGCACCTTCGGCTTCGGGCCGGGGAGATTCAGGCCCCGGTCCTTCTCCTTCCACTCTACCTGCGCGAAGATGCAGACCCCCGTGTCCCCGTAGCCAAAGTCCCAGAAGCTGAACAGCGGCAGGTCGGGGCGATACAGGAGTGGGACAATGTGCGTTGCGGGGTCAAAATAGGGGAAGACAGCGCCTTCGATGGCGCCGACGAACCGGCCGAGGACTTCCTGCTCATAGAACCTCCCGCTGAAGCCCGCAGCTAGCGCCTTCAGGTACTCTCTGGGGACGTGGCGGTTCTCCGAGGTGGGGGCGTTGTACCACTCGGCGCCTTCCCACCGGTCAGGGGAACCGGGATGAAACACACGCCACATCCAGTCGTGACCGTTGGGAGTGGACGCCACACTGGCGTTCCACTTGTATCCGCGCTGTCGAAGACGACCCACGCATAGTTGCCAGGAGTAGTAGTCAAGGTTGCGC